ACATGGACTTGCTTATCTTGAAGAACAGCCGAAAGTAGTTTTGCCTCTGTGTTATTCACTTAACCACTCCTTAGCCATTACTCTTCGCTCCATTCTATCTTTTTGATCTTGGTCTTTGTCTCTTTTTGATTGTAATATCTTTTCTGCATTATATGCGAAATGATTCCAACTTGGTGTCTGTGCAATTTTAAAATAGTACTCTAGTAAATCATAGCATATAGAAATTCCATATGACTCAACAAGTGCATCGGATGCCCATTGCTCAACATTTAGATTCAGTGATGGCTTTGATTCGTACCTTGCTGTATGATACTTGCTGTATCTTGAAAGCAAAGCCATTCGGTCTTTGCGTTCTGCCATTAGGACTCTTCGGCCTCTGACTGTGCCTCTTTAATTTTTTCTGTAAGTTTATCTTCTACAAACTTATAAACTCTTTCAAAAGCCTGATCTGTATTTTCACCGTCTCTCTTATTATCAATTACTCCAAGATCCAATCTTAGTGATTGAAAATTTCCTAGGTTAAGTGTGTATCCTAATGTTACTGATACCTTTGTCTCTTCTATCATTACCCCTCCAAGGGACTAGTTTATAGATTCACTCCAAATTGGGATAAATCTTCCATCTTCAGTCTTCGTATACATAAGTATACCATCGCCCATTCTGCGTGTCAACTCTTGCTTGCTGGGCGTAATATCATTTGTTATTAAATTATCTTTTCGTGGTCTGCCAATGTGGTGTGTAGCAAGTATATCACGTATCTCTCTTACTTGGGATTCTGAGTAATAGGATCGTACTTGCCATCCTCTGTCCCCGCCTTTTTGTGATCCCGTAGGAAATGGAATGACTCCTCGTTTCATTAGTGATGGCATATACTTTTTATGACGATTAACTAAATCAGCAGTCTGTCCAACTGTGTATGCTCTCTCTCTTTTGTTTTTAAAATCACTAACTAAGCAACTTTCAATTTGATCTTTAGTAATATTATAAACAGACATAATTCCATTAGATTTATTAAGATGATAAACTCTAACAAGGTCTCCATTTAAAAACCAGACCTTCTTATTTCCTTGTATTACAGGGGACTGATTGTAGCCTTCGCTCTCAATTGTTCCTTTTTTAGTAGCCATCTTCCCTCTTTAGAATTCTCTGGTGGATTTAAAAATCTTCTATTCCCACATGTCAAACAATATACTTCTAGGTGATTAATAGAACTAAAAGTTCTATCTATAAACATTCTTGATTTGCATTTTGAGCATGTCAACATTAAATAGGTATTCCAACTATAAGTAAATTTACA